GGATATATCCAAGAGAATAAGCTACCTGAGCATCCGGCCCGGACAAGAGGCGCGAAAACAATCGGATGCGTATATTGCGGAGGTGGTTGTCAATATACAAATTCAGGCTACCGGGTATTAAGGAAAACCTGGCCTGAAGCCTGGTATAGATTTATGGTAGAGTGGGAAGGGGGGTTGATTATCCTTGCTCTCCGGCATAAGACCCATCTATACCATATCCGGATGGCCGTTAAGGAAATAGGCGGATTGGATTATATAGCAAAAAATATGCCCTGGCTGTTTGACTTTACAAGGAAAAAGCCTATCTTGGGATATAATAAATAATATGGCAAAGAAAGCAGGACGAAAGCAGATAGAAATTGACTCAAAACAAGTCGAGGCATTAGCCTCTTATGGGTGTACTACATCTGAAATAGCATCATTCTTTGATTGCAATAAATCTACTATCAGCAGGCGATTTGCAACGATTATTACAAAAGGGAAAGATCAAGGCAAAATAAGGCTCAGGAAAAAGCAGTTTGAAGTAGCCCTTGCGGGCAATCCTGCAATGCTGATATGGCTAGGTAAAAACATACTTGACCAGACTGATAAGCAGGGGATAGAGATTGGCGGTGAAGGTGGCGAGCCAGTGAAGATTGAATTTGTGCCGGTTAAGAAGAGGGAAGATGATAAATAAATGTGGACACAGCCATGTCGAAAGTACTTGAGGGGAACCACCCCCAAAATTGGCATGGTTTACAAACAGTGGCTTTCCATGTGGTCAATATTGAGCAATCGATAAAAGTGGAAAGCCGCAATATAACAAGATGATAACAAAACAGGTTGAGGTAACACGGGTATTTGAAGAGAATATCTACGCCAACAAAACTATAGTTGTAAACGTGGGGGGCGCAAGGTCGAGCAAGAGTCATTCAATAACGCAGGTGATGATTCAGAAGTTTATTAATGAGAAGAAAAAGGACTTCTTGACTACCAGGAAAACCAATCCGGCCTTAAAAAATACAGCCTACAAGGCGGCTATAAAGCTGTTAAAAGAATATAAATATTATAACGGGCTAGTACACAACAAAACCGATCAAACAATACACAATCCAAAAAATGGCAATGTGTGGCTATTTACTTCCATCGACAACCCGGAGAGGATCAAGAGTACAGAGTTCAATTATATCCATATGGAGGAAGCCAGCGAATTTACCTATGATGATTTTATGATCTTAAAGCTGCGGTTAAGCGGCAAATGTGAAGATGGCGAACAAAATCATATGTATTTGAGTTTAAATCCAAGCGATAGAAACGGCTGGATTAAAGAAGAGCTGATGGAGAAGTGGGATATCGACCTTATAGAATCGACCTTTCTTGATGCTATAGAATTCCTCCCGGCCGAGTATGTATCCGAGCTAGAGGGGCTAAAGGAACAAGACCCAGAATATTATGAGGTTTATGCACTTGGGAAGTGGGCTGAATTATCGGGGATAATCTGGGGCAAGCCTGAGATATTGCGAGAATTCCCTGAAACGAAAGAGACGATCTACGGCATGGATTTTGGCTACAATCATCCCTCTGTTTTAATAGAGGTAGGGATTGACATGGATCTTATGGCGCTATATTTGAGAGAGTTAATATATGAGACCCATTTAACCAATAACCAGTTGATAGATAAGATGAAAGATGCTATTCCGGTAGATGCTAGGCATAGAGAGATATATGCAGATTCAGCAGAGCCGGCCAGGATCGAGGAAATCCACAGAGCAGGATTCAATATAAAGGCGGCTGACAAAGGAAAGGATTCCGTCATAAATGGGATTGATATGGTTAAGCGATTTAAGCTATATAGCCTGGAGTCGAATATACATCTTAATCCTGAGTTCGGGGGATATAAAAACAAGGTTGACAAGAATGGGAAGATTTTGGATGAGCCGGTTAAGTTTAATGATGATTCGTGCGACGCAACACGCTACCCTGTCTACACTCATATGAAGGAACGATTTGAAGCGTTAGGCCCAGGCCGGGTATATCACAAAGGACAGGAGAAGGCGGCAGCAAAAGCTCCAATGATATTAGCAGATTTAAAATTGGCTGAAAAGACCAGGCAAATGATAGCCAAATATGGTTACGCTGCCCTCGGAGCGTTTGCCTATTCGCTGTCAATGCAGGAGGGCGATTTACGGCTCAGATTGGTAAAGCTGGGATTCAATGAGCATAAGCCGAACCGGTTCATATATGGCGATAATTTCAAGATGCCTGAGAAGCCGGCAGAGAAGCCTGAGAGCAAGAAAATGCGGGAAGAGCAGGAAGGATGGGTAGTGTAATGGATATGCAACATGCGCATTTAATCTGGACAAGATAGATGACAAAAATCAATTAAATGATAGAAAATAAAGTAATTATGATTGACAAGAAAAATGACAATAAATTCGACATAGGCGAAATGACTGCAGCAACTATAGAATATAGATATTTTCTGTTGACTATTTATACTGGTAGGAAATATAGATTTTATATTTGTGCAATCACTAGGCTTAAATGGAGAGTGTAATGTCCATAACAATAGAAACAGCAAATGAATTTTATATCACGCTATTCTGTGTAATTATATTGGGATATTGTCTTTTTAGACTACTTAGGGATAATGATGAAATAATTACACATATCGTAGGCTTTATGGCAAGCATAGGTATATGGGCTTGTATTTTGTTTAAAATTTAAAGGACAATAAAATGACAACAAAAGAAAACAAATCAAAAGAATATAACGAAAGCTGGGTTGTGACCTCAAAGGGTGTATTCGCATCTAACAAAATATTCGCACAAGAAAAGAAGGATAAGAAGGAAGAGGTCAAAAAGGCAAAGGATGTCAAAAGCAAACAGATATCCGAAAAGAACTATATAGCCGCCAATGGGCTAATCCCCCTTCCGTTTGAAGTATCGTCCCTGTTAAAGCTCCAGGGGAATTGCTCCTATTTTGATGCCTGCGTTAAAGGGATTGCAAAGGATGTTATAGGCCAGGGCTGGACTATCCAGGCGATAGATGAAAAGAAAGAGAGCGAAGTCGAGAAACAAAAAATAGAGGATTTTATAGCTGAGTCAGGTGGCGACAGAGACGAAACATTCGCAGATACACTTGAGAGGAGCATAATCGATTGGGGCGTTATAGGCTGGTGGGGCTGGGAAATATCAAGAGGCGACAAAGATGAGATTAACGGCATGTGGCATGTCCCGGCGCAAACGCTCAGGGTGCATGAATCACATGATAAATATTGCCAGATCCGGGATAACAAAAAGGCCTGGTTTAAGCGATTCGGAGTAGAAGGGGACATCAACATTAAAGATGGGGAGTCGCTGGGAGAACCAGATCAAGAAGAATTGGGTGAGGCTGAGGAGGCTGAAGCGGTCGAGCAGAAACGGCAGGATGAGAAAGCCAATGAAATGATTTACTATCGAAACTATTACACAGGCAGCGACTATTATGGCGCGCCGAACATCCTACCTTCAGTCGGATCCGTCCTTGGCCTTATTGCTGTCCGGGATTACAACCTGTCATTTTTTGAGAATTATGGAGTGCCAGCAGCCATTGTTTATTTGACCGGGAAGTGGAGTAAGGAATCAGCTAAACAGATATCGGACTTCCTTGATGTTGAGATAAAGCGGACTGAGAATGCGCACAAGACAATTGTCATGCATTCACCAGAAGGCGGCTCAATGGAGTGGATCCCGCTTGATATGAAACAGAGTAAAAAGGACGGATCATTTGAATGGTATAAAAAAAGCTCAAGTGAGGAAGTATTGATTGCTTACAAGATGCCCCCATATCGGATTGGCATACCAGAGAAAGGATCGCTCGGAGGTTCAGTTGCTCCAGAGTCTACGAAAATATATATAAGCTCGGTTGTAAATCCCCTTGAAAACGTGATTAATCACCTGGTTACGAAAAAAGTTATACAGGACGGCCTGAGTTGCAAGAGCTATAAATTTGTATTAAATGGGGTTGATCTGAGGGATGCGGATGCAGAGATTAAGCGGCAGCAGGCATTATTCTCTATGGGAGCGATAACCCCGAATCAAGTCAGGCTGCAGCAGGGAAAAGAAGAGTACGGCCCGGAAGGCGATCAGTATTATGTTGCCTCCAATTATGTCCCGATAGGCGAGGAGGGGATTGAGAAGCGGGAGGGGGCTATGATTGCCGAACTCGAGGGATTGAAAGCAAAGATTGATGAGTTGATGGAGAAGAAATAATGAAAGATATATCATATACAATACTGGAGCTGCAAGAACTATATGAAGAATATGACAAAGAGCGCCTAAAAAACCACTCATCCTATTATGGGCTTGCCTCAGAAAAACATTTCACAGCCAAGGAATTTCTAATTTGGCTAAGAAAGAGGGAGGCAGGCTTAACTAGACCAGATATAGTGCCGCAAAAGGAAGCAAAAAAGAAGGGATTAT